AGTGAAGCTACTAGTATTTTTGCAGGCAAGCCGCTGGTTGACTCCAGGGCTAGTCTGATGGTTTCTTCATTGTCCGTTATCAGAAAGTGTATTGTCAGTGGAACCATTTTTGCCGAACTTTTGCTCTATTAGGGAACTAAATGCTAAAGCTAATTCCAGTTTTCCGGTACGTTCATAGTAGTCACGTAGCTCTCTATAGTGCCGTGGAATCAATGGGTTGTTTGCGATGTTGGCAACTATTCTATAAACATCCATTATCTTAGAGAGTAATCAAAATATGAAACAAGACATAGCACCACTAAGAGGTCCAGAAATCAACACCACGATGAAGCCGTGGGAGGGAAGTGACATTAAGAAGCCTTGGCACTATAAGGTCACAGCCGTCATTCCCTTGGTCGATACCCACGAAACTGTGGTTATTTGTAATGAATTGTTGAGACTTCAAAGTGAGAAACCTTACATCCTTCTTGTTGACACAGGTAGTTGCGGCGATTCCCGTCATGAGATGGAAAAGTTACAAGCGTCAGACTGTGAAGTCCATTTCATTAGACTTAACGGTGTGCTGCATCCTTCCGACTTTCCTGCTATGGCAATGGACGTAGCTTTCGCCCTCTGTCGAACTGAATACCTTTTTGCCACACACGCCGATTGTTTCCTCCGCAAGCGGACTTTTCTTGCCGAACTAGTGGAAATGTGTAAAACCATTTCCCCAGTTGTTGGGTATGAGATGAGTCCTCGGGCGCATAGCGACTGGCACGGCATGGTATCACATACCGCCACCATGTACCACATGCCTACTATGGACAAGATTGGGTTCGCTTGGAGCTTGAGACGTTTGTGCAATATGTACAATATCAAGGATTATAAGCCAACTCCTTTACGTCCCAACTGGCCAGACACCGAAATTCTAGGCAACTACATTCTACGCTATAACAAAATCAAACCTCACCTTATCGGGCATGAACAGAACTTTGCACGCCAAAAAGACGACAACATCGACCACCTACGAAGCTACACTTCCGGCAAACTTTACAGCCCCCCTTACTTCGAGAAAGCAACGCAATGGTTTGGAATAGCAAAGGCCGAAGCGAATGAAAGAATAGAAAAATGGAAAAAAGATGCGCAAAGTTGCGAGGTTGCGCAGTAAATATATAGTCTGGTATCACCTTTTTCTATGGTATTAACATAGGTTTGGAGGGTTTTGGCTAACGAGTATCTCAATAACAAGATTTTTGAGACTATTATTGCTAAGTTTCAACAGTCCAAGCAAGACAAGACACGGTACGAGATGATTCTCGATGACCTACGGGGGTCACAAATCCGTCGAAAAGAACCAAATCAGTTGTTTAGCATGAAGACAGACGAATACGAAAAGGCTAGAAGAGACTTTAGTGATTCACAGGACCAGTTGGCTGCTGCGTTCTATACTCTGTCCGAAAACATTGTTCGTTATGCAAAGTTTCACCTTATTGACGAGCAGGACGCCGTTCAAGAAGGTGTAATGATTTGCTTCGAGAAAATTGACCGTTTTGACCCCGTTAAGGGGAAGGCGTTCAACTATATGACTACCTGCATCCTTAACCACTACAGGCAGTTATATCGAACCGCACGTAACTATAACGAACTCAAGAAGAAGTATCATGACTTCCTATGGCAGCAAGTTGCTCAGGTACTAGCTAGACCAAGAAATCAGCCATCTGCTAACAAAGACAAGTTTACTAGATGTTGATTAGTGGTTATAATTAGCGTAGGTTTATCAATATGGCTAAAAGCTTGATAGAGATTTTAGAACAGCAAGAGCTAATCCAGAAGCTTATCGACAAGGGGTACGGCGAGTTAGTTGATGCCCTCCTAATGAATGAGGGCAAGGTTTACACCAAGAAGGGTCGTCTCAACAAGAGCGGGGCCTGTAGAGTGTTAGGGTGGAAGACCAAGCAACTAGAAGACGCACTATTAGCTTGTCGAGAGATGCTGGACGAAGAAGCTCCCGAAGAATAGTCACTTTCTGACTAGAAACTTCCGTTTTGTAACGGGCTGAGGCAATGGTTCCTTATTAACAGGAGCCATTGCTTTTTTAGCCATTGCTGCGGGACTTCTTACTATTACGTTGGGCTTCCATATCGGGTCATGGAACTCGATATCTGGCGGGCCAGCGTCTTCTTCGTTAGCCTCTGGGTCGAAGTCTTCGAATTCCTCTTCTTCTAAGGTTTCTTGTGCATTGTCGCAATATAATGGTCCCGATGGAACCAAAACAGGGGCAGTTGCAACAATCGGGCAAAAGTCTGTTGTAAATGGCGGAAATGTTGGCACAAACGGAGTACACCACTGAGAAGGCAAGGCGCAGTCAATGAACGCCCTGTCGTATCGTAAAGTAAGGTCGCACATTACAACATCACTTTCCGCATAGTTCAAATCACCCCAATCCACTGATTCTGGCCACACATGCTCAAAAACCCATCTTTCTTGTAATACACCGCAACCATCATACAAGTGTAAAAAGGCATACGCCGCTTTGAAGCTGGGCATAGCCGCCTGGTTGAAAACATCACCCAATGAAGGGTTCCACTGACCACAAACGTCTGGGCCGGGGTCGTAGGCCCGCATAATCCATGAGAAAATAGGGTTAGACAGAGGATTGCCGCCTCCGTCGTACTTCAAAACGTCATACAACTGTAGTTGCAAAGGCTTCCATTCGGGTTTTGCAGGGTAGTAGACTGTTTCATTAAGGTGCTGAGCTTCCATCGTCTTGAATGTTAAATTCGGACGGGCCGCTTTGGATGGGGGCAGTGAGAAAACACCGTCTGCACAAATGGAAGGTATGATGAACTTCCATCGAAATTTTCTTTTGTAGCATCCTGACAACCATTCTGGTTGGTAGAAACCCATCGGTATAGCGCCATTTGGATTCATAATTTACCCTTAGATATGAAAAGAGCGAGCGATAAGAATTACCGCTCGCTCTATGTAGTTTTTTAACGGCACAGTAGCGTTATAGTCCAGGTCGTTACGAGCAAGGTACGCAAGGGCACTTCTCGACAGTACCAGTTGGGCAGTAGGTTACATACTGTACTTCGGAGTAACGCATAGTCATTTCTACGGTTACTTCTTCCGAGCTAGACATGTCAAGCTCACCGAAGTTAACAGACTGTGGCCACATATGATTGAGCAACCAACCTTCGACAGCCTGACCGCAACCATCGTAGAGATACAACTGACCCTGACCTTCATAGTCCTGCAAGTGAGAACCCATGTAAAGGGAAACAGAGTTGGTAATATCGTAGATGGACGCTAGCCAACCGAAGATGTTGTTAATCGTCGCACCACCTGCTAGCGGGCTGGCTGGAGTACCGGCCATATCGTAGTAGGTTAGCGCCATAGTCTGCCAAGCGGCCTTACCTGGAATCCAGGTCTTACCGTGCAGGTAGTTGATTTCCGTCTCTTCAATATCCAACTGAGGACGGGCACCTACCTTAACGAATTCCTGCGGTACAACTTTGGCACCGGCACAATAAGAGATACTCATTGTCCAACGGAATTTTCTTTTGTACACCAGAGAGCCACCACCCAAAGCCCCAAGGCCCATATTGATGGTTGGTCCAGTTCCTGGTAGCGAACTTAAAGTTGGCATTTGTCTTCTCCTTTTTCAATTAAGAATGTATCAGCCTTCTCACTTTGTTTATTTATACACCACTCAACGAAATAGGAACTCTATATAAACATTTTTATTGTCATTAGTTGGTTGCACACCAATCCTGGTCCTAAATTCGTTTCTTTCTGCTTGCTCTGGCGTGTCCAATTCGTTGGTTTGGATTATGTAGTCGTTAATCCCGCCGCCGTTTTTCACCTGTCCCATTACCCGTTCACAGATTTGGGCAAATTCCTCACGGAATGATTCATTGCTCATATCTACGGTCGGAGTAAGTGTATCAGCAGCGTTACGAATACGCTTCTCAACGAAGAAAAGCATCCGTCGCACGTCGATACGTCCCCTCTGCAAGGTTTTCTGACTTGAAATCATGAAACCTTCTGCATTGGCGAACGGAACAATCGCATTCACTACATTTCGGTTGTCCTTAGTTAAGTTTTGTTCCTCGTATGTCAAACGACACGATACATCCAACACACCAGAAACAATACCCCTCGTCTCCCCGGTAGGAGAAAACCAGGGTGCGGATAACGTGTCCGACCTAGCAATCGCTGCCATCACCGAACCAGATGGTGGCACCGTAACTTCTGTACGGTTATATTGGTCCCTGATTTGCAACCAGGGCCAGAACATAGCGGCAAAGTCAGACTTCCAATGAATGTCGTTTTCGTACTTACCCCTCTGCCACAAAGAGCTTTCAAGGTAAGATAATCCAACCGGAGAATCAATAATGGCTAAACAGTCACGACGACTCTCACATACATCCAAAAGACTTGCTATTACCTGCGTCGAGGAGCAACCTGGAACAGCGATAAGGTCAATATCCACCTGCTCAGGTTCTGAAAAGGCATACACACCAGACAATTCTTCTTTACTACCAGCTAACAAAATATCACGCTCATCCGGGTCGGTCGGAATTCCGTCATTGCCCCCGTTTAGTGAATAAATGCCATTCTGCGGTAATTTAGAAGTAGCTGCACTGCTTACCCTAATCCAGTCAGATACCAGTTCGATGAAACTCTCAACGTAGTATTTGCTATTTTGCTTTTTAGTAAGCTGACTCCATGACTCAACCTGCACGCCGTTGTGGAACACATTCAACGTGAAAGTTTCTGCCATCTCATCAGTCATTACAACAACTCGGGTATCATTCCCTTCCACGCCAGGACTGTCTGCCTGAATTATTAAAGACACTTCGCCCGCTTCATCCAAAACTAGCACACTGGCCGTCTTGCTCAAACTTGCGTCAGCGACTCTAACGATAAGGACTTCCGGTAATGTTAATAGGGCTTGCTCTGCACCATATATCAGATGAGATTCACCTGACTCTGGATGAGGGTATCCAAACGACGAATGCAATTCTTGCACTGTACGCACCGACGTTACGGCGTTAACAGCCCCCTTGCTGGCAAATCCAACCAAGGCTCCCTTGTGGCAGCTTGGACGAACCTCACCAGTGATTTCAACTGGCATGCCAGGGTCTAGTGCATTCGATGGCGGAAAACCTCTCAAAATTGCCATATATTTGCCCGATGCATTCCTGTGGTAAAGGTACTAACTTTTTACAGCCTCTTCTAATTTGCCGATTACATCTTGTACGTCTGCTGCGAGTTGAGTTACCAGGTTTGACCCTTCAAACTTATATCGGGTAATCGGCTGAGGGATATAAGTCTTGGCGGTCATTGTTAACTGGTATTTGAACACTCTCAACTTAATATCACCAGGCTCTGTGTCTAAGTTATTAGCTTGACCATCTAGCGTGACAATAATTTCCCAGTAGACGCCTCTGACCCTTATATAGGCAACAGGGGAGAATTTTAACCAGATTTGCTCCAGGATTTGGTTCATGTCCTCCTGGTACAAAGTCCACAAATACAAGGTGTAAGATACATTCACAGGGATACCACGGGTTACGCCAAACACGGTGTCCTTCTCGAACTTCTCTTGCTGCGTAAATCCGTAACCGAAAGCAGGGTTCAGCCAACTCAGATAGCTCTGCGCCTTCTGGTATGTGAAGCGGCTCAAGTCCATGTCAGCGCCCGAAGAGATAATTGACATCATCGGGAGCTTAATGCGGTCCACCACCAAACTGTTGTCCTTACGCACGTTGTCCTGTAACAACGCCGCTACTGCCTTCTCCTGTGTTCCCCAAATGATAGGAACGATGTGAGCCTTGCCGTCCTCATCTAAGACTACGACATTGCGGAACAAGTCCACCATAGCCTCATCACAACCCCTGAGCGCCTTTGAGTAACGATAGATGACCTCTCTGTTGGGGTTCTCTAAGCTGTCGATGATTTGGCCCGTCATTAGCGGGTCACAGTTGGCATGCTGACCGATGCCTAGTTTCTTCTTCGTCGGCGGGATTCGCCATGCTTCGGGTGGGTTAGTGGCCACATGCTTCTGTGTGCCCATACCGCCATCGTTACCGCAGTATTGCTCTACTGGGTCAATGTTTTTGCTGTTTTCCAAGCCAGAAGGTTCTTGACACTGACTGCTCAGCGACGGCTCCTGGTTTAGGTCTTTCATGTTAGTCATATCTGCTCCTGACAAGGTGTGTGTATTTTTTGGACGTAAAAAAGAAATTGTTCTTCGGTTAAGTCCCACTTCATAGTGTTAATTGCCTTATGTACCCATTGCAAGTTGGACAATTCATTTGTGCCGCCTAGTTTCTTTGGAATCCTGTGGTCTAAAGAAGCGTTTAGTCCAATGGTAATAGGCTCTTTAAGATATGGGCATTTGCCGTTTTGTTGGTCAAATAAATCGAGAAGTTCTTTCCATCGTTTTCTATCTTCCCAAACGTCATAAGCTAAACATTTTAGTGTGCAAACTAGGCAATTTTTTAACAGATGTATTGACGGAGACTTGCCACATCTAACACAGACTTTGTTCTTAATCCTTTCTTTTCTTGCCCTACTTACTAACGACTTGTATGTCTCATAACATTGCTCGCATAAACCGCCTTTGCCATTGGCCGGTTTTTGACATTCTGTGCATAATCCGGTTCGTCTTCTTAATTCACGTCTTTTCCTTCGTCTGTTATTAGACTTGTCGGTGCATTCCTGGCACCATGCTTTTCCGGGAATTGGCTTGTTTTTTCCACAGGGACATAAGCCATTTAACTTGTGTTTATCCCTCCACTTTTTCTCCCTTGCTTTTTTCAATATTAGTGATTGTCCTTGATATTTGCGATTTCTCATACTACTATATAGTGTAGACTGCATTTTTTAAGGTACACAATGCCAGAAACACTAGAAGTTAAGTATCGTTGTTGGTATAAGGGTGTTCCTCCAAGGCCAACTAAATTGGTAATTCCAGGGTGGGCGGGCGATTCACATGGTCATTCAGATGGTGACAAACCTCAACCTTGGCATTGTGTCCCATTTATAGAAGGTGCTACTTATCCATTAGAATTGATTTATCCCTTCGACACCGAATGTGTCGTCAATAATGTCGATGGGAAACTTTCTTTCCAAGGAGATTTCGAGCCAGAACGACCCGCCGATGACCCTGACTGGCCTCCTTTCAAAGCATTCGCCCCAGGGCACTACGGCATGACCTCTTCACTAGACATCGAGCCGCCCGAAGGTTACGTCATCCGAACCGAATGCCATCCACGTTACTTTACCGATACCACCTATAGCACCCCTTGTATGCTCCCTGGTCACATCCAAGGCGAATGGTGGCCCCGCATCTTCTTCGTCGTCTTCAAAGCTCCTCCTCCCGGACTACCCCATGTCTTTCGCAAAGGAGAACCCTATGGCCAGTTGCTCATTGTTCCCCGCAAAGTAACTTACGATGTGAAGGAGATGGAATACGAGGAAGCTAGGCTAAGGGCGAAGATGGATGGGGCGATTGGCAGTTGCCGGAACCAGATAGCCGAAAACATCTGGACAGACAACGAAGGCGGCGGTTTCGATGATAAGTACAAGTGCCTGGCAAGGGTTTTCCAGAAGGGCGGCTACCCTGCTGTCGAACAACACCTGAATAACGCCCGTCGTCAGCAGGCTGAGGAAATGAAAAAGAAGATGGAAGCCGTTAATCAGCACATGAAGCTGATAGATAAGGCATGAATTTCAAACTTTGGCTAGAGGCCGACGAAACACACCCGTTTGAGACATGGCACAAAGAGTACACAGACTCAAGGGATGCCGAACGCAAGCGTAGAAGTGGCTTTGAGTATCGTCGCTACAGGAACCTCCCTCACCCGCCTGAGCCAGCAGTTAGCACTGAAACATTAAGGAAAGACCCAAGAGTGCAAAACCTAGAAGTGGTAGATGTACTAAGTCTTTACAATTTCAGTAGTGGTGCGCATAGTTGGGGCGACGAGCCAGATATTCCGGCAAGCGACCCTGCTCATGGGGCTGAGTGGGAAATCCTGATAGATGGTGCCACTGAGAAAAAACTAATAGGCAGACCAGCTTTTGTGGCAGACGATAGTGGTGGTTCTTTTCATGAACGATGGCTAAACATTAAAGTCTGTGTCATCGTTGATGAGTTGGCTGTTAACAATGAAATTGCTGATTACTACACCTATCCAAGCTACAAAGTTAACCACATCATAAAGACATTCAGGTTTGAATCGCTGGCCAAAACTGCTGAAATTGTTGAGGAGCTAGAGCCTAATCTGCCGCCCCCAAACAAAGAAGGAGAGTCCAGAGAAGACTACTGGAAGAGAATCATGGGCAGCGTGGACCAAACTCCCCCGCCTGACCCCACTGGTTATAACCCATCGGACGATTACTACAAACGTTAATTGAAGGTCTGAACAATTTTCTCATCTTTACTGTTCCATAAGTGTACTTGGTATAAGAATGGTTTGGTTCTAGGAAGCCACACAACTATCATTTTGTCGAAAGAAACTGCGTCTGGAGGAGCGTCTTTCACTTCTCCAGTCATGCCAGCCCGTTTGATGTCTGACAGCATTTTCTCTAACTTGTTCATGCCTTAGTGTAGTAAGGCTCCTTCGTTCAATTTGAAGTCAGGCATCTTTTGTCGTATCTTACCCTCTCCAGTAACAATGCCTTCCTGGAATCGCTGGGCCATAATGATTACATGCAGTTCGCCCCACAGCTTAAACTGGTCTACATTACGCTGAACGATTACCCAATTTTCTCGTTTGTGTGGTGTGAATAGTCTTGCGCCAATCTTGGGTGGATGACCAATTGCTTTTAGAACAGCACGGTAATTGAACTCAAACTTCATTTCGTCTGGAGCGTCCAGGCCGAATGTGTTCATATAGTTCTGTGCCGGAATTGGTTCGTACAATCCGTATAGCTGAACTTCACAAGTAGACCAGAGTTTACCTCTGTCCTCACGATAAAGCGGGTCAATGGTATCCCTCTGCAAGAGAAGGTCATAGTAGAAAATAGGCGACCCGCCAAAAGTAATGAGTTCCTGGTCCCACTGGTTGAACAGGTCATGCTCTGGGTTATACGGGTCGAAAGTCTGCATGCTTCCGGCTGGTTGATACGGAGTTCCGTCACAATTCTTGATGGCCATACTGTCTATATATAGCATGACGATTAAGAACAAAGACGGTTCAAAGTTCACATTGAAGGCACCCAACCCCCTGATGAAAGATATGTCTCTCTGGAAACAGAAATATAAACTACACAACTGCGATTGGAAGCCGGTAAGTGTCGAAGACACACATGGCCCCACGTTGCTTCCTAGAAACGTAATTCCTGTCAAGGAAACCGTTTCGGCAACGGAAACACCCATTATTCCGGTGTTAGAAGAAGCTCCTGGTCCTCCTGACGATGGCCGAATTCAAGTTTGGTGCCTGCCCGCTCAGGTGAGTGAATTGGTCGATAAATTGTACGGACAGAAATTCCAAAGGATTAAGTACGGCAAAAAGTTCATGTTCGAGGCATTCGTTTTGGAAGAAGACGACCTCTATATGGTCCTATGGACCGATACAAGAGCCGTTACAGAGGGTTCGGTAGTGTTCCCCCGCAATCAAGACAAACGTTGGTGGCGAATCAATGAGATAGTAGACAGAGACGGCGGCTACGCACTAATGGCTGTCGCTTGCGAGTTTACTCCTGAGTTTTCCCAATAGTAACTCCAATACCCATTTCGGCTAATTGTTCTTTGTAGTCGGCTATTGCTTTGAGATAGCCGACTTCATGTATGTCGCTAACCATTTTGCTATACGCCAGCAAATCCTTCTCAGTAACCAAGTATGCAGCCATTCTCTCAATAAGGTCTTCATGCTGCCCATATTTCTCTTTAAGAAGGTCAAACATGAACTTCTTGAGAGCCATACCCCTGGGATTCTGTATAAGCTGTTCTAGTCTCATAGTTTAACTTAGGAATTGACGAAATGATTCAGTCGTCCTATAGTGATAATTTCCTTCGGCGTTAGTCTAAACTTCTGGCCAGCCGCTTCCGCCGCAGCACGCTTATCAGCAAAATCTTTCAACATCACTGCTAGTCTAGCTTTAATATGTGGTTTGTATTTAACTGCCTCTGGATGGTTTAGAATATCGTCTAATTTTCCAGTAGGGTCGGCCAATAGTGCGGCTAAAGGATTAGCGGCCATCTTACCTGGCGCTGATGTTGGCTCTTGTGGCTTAGTGATGGCCGCAGGTAGTCCTGTTGTAGCTGGCTTTTCCTCTGCTGGAGGAGCGGCTGGCTTCTCCTTCGGCGCAGGTGCATCATACTTGCCCTGCAAAGGAGGATAGCCATTCTTGGTCATCCAACTAATGATTTCGTCCCTAGATTTTGGTACGTTGTTGTGTTGCAGAACCTGTCCGACAATATCAACACCATACTTCTGAACGATGTTTGCAGGCGTAAGCCATTCAAATTCATGTGGCTCACGTTTTTCGTCCTGGGCATTAGCTATTTCTTGCTTGTTAAGCTCTATCTTAGCCCTAACAGCCATCTGTGCAACAACCTTGACGACGCTTTCAATATCTGTCAAGGATGCAAGTTCTGGCATTCCGACTGATATTGGATGTTCTACGTTGTTTTCGTCAACCAAAACACCGTAACCGTCCTCGGCCAGACCTTGGAACAAGTCGCCAACCCATTCGGCTGGTTCGTCAGGTGTGCCCTCCCATACGGTCGGGATAGATGTGAAGCCTTTCTTCCTCATGTCTGACATCATGGTTGCCCAATCTTCGTCTGACATCTTGCCGAATTGCGCCGGACGGTGCTTCATTAGCCAGTTCTTGAGTTTTTCGTCAACTGCTTTTTGTGCCAACGCCTCTTTTCGAGGGTCATCTGCCTTCATGCCCTGGTTGGTCAGGTCTTCCATCGCCTGGTTATAGATGGCATTAGCTACGTTGGTTGCGTTAAGTAAAGCAGTCTCCAGCTTGCGGCCAGGCTCAGCCATTGATGCGCCTAGCTTGGCAGCAATCTGTTGGTTGATGCCGTTAAAGAAGGCAGCAAGTGGGCCAACGCCTTTGATTAGCCATTGGGAACGAGCGACTTCGGAATGCACTGTCTTATACCAGACACGCATGTTGTCGATGTGACCGCCGAATTCTGATAGTTGGGGTCCACTACTGCCCCCTCTGGCTTTGTCTTCCATTGCTGCACGACCAGCAACTTGACTACCGTATCGTTTGGCACGCTCTCTTTGACGACGAGAGCCAACTGTTTCATCCAAAGCTGCCTGACTAATGGCCCAAGCAAAGTCGTAAGCGTAGTTGATACGACGCATCTTGGTTTGTTTTGCAGCATCGGCCCCTGGTCTTGCCCTATTCAAACAAAGCTTCGGAGCAAAAATGCCCATAAGTGGGTTGTTCAAGTTCAAGACTAACAATGCGGCACAACACGAAACCATGTCTGCTTTGTGCTTTTGCAACACGCTAAGAACTGTTTCTCGCTGTTCTGCCGTGAAGTCTTCTTGTGCATTCTCTTTTCTTTTACGTGCCCCTCTTGACTTGACCCTTTCTAGGTGTGGAGGAATGTCCTCGTCCTCGCCTTTTTTTTGCCAGCCGAGCATGTTGGTCATGTATCTCTCAATACCAGACTTGGCCTCGCCCATTAGACCACCATAGTCGTAAGCGCCTCTGGGTAGACCAGGGGCACCATAGGGCATATATTGTTCTATGATTTGCCTGATGACATCTGGATTTGTAGGGACGGCCTTTCCGGCCCGACGTTGCTGGTAGTTTGGCGAAAATCCACCTAGAACGAAACGTCGGTTAACACCTCTAAATTTGTCGGCCCACTTGTGTTTGTATTCTGGGTCGTTAGCGGCAGCGGTTATGTGGTAAGCGTCTCTCTGGTTTTCTCGAAGATGCTTCCTCTGCGCAGGAGTCAAAAGGTCATAATGACGAAATAGGTTCTTAATCCTACCGATTGAACGCCAGTCCTTGTTGGGCTTTTCTGCATCTATTTCGTTTTTTGATACTTTCTTCTGTATTGCTAAAATTCTCTCTTTGTCTTTTTTGGTAAGCGGCTTGCGAGACAAAAACTGTGCGGCTTTCTGTTGTGCGTCATGCTTCTTCATGAAAAGTTCGCCTAGCTTGTTTTCAATCTCCTCACGCTTGTCTTCTAATTCAGGAGTATTTGCATCATACATGCTGGGATGGCGACGAAGTTCGATAATTTCCTTGTCGATTTTCTTTAACTCAGCCTCGGCTTTTTTAAGTGTTTGTGCTTCTTCTTGACCAAGAGGATGGCTCTGACTTCCGGCCTCTCTTTGTCGCAACATCTCCAACTCTTGCTTGAGGTTAATGTTGTTCTTGTAGTAGCCGCCTTGTATACGCTTTACCAACGCATCTCTCTGAGCGTCAGAAAGAGAAGCCTCGGGGGAGCCTTTTAGGTTAGGAAGGACACGGCCCGACCCCAGAACCGGCATAGGCAACACTTCGGTAAAACTTTCTTCTGGTTCGTTCTTGGTTCTAATGCTGTAGTTGACTTTTTTGTAAATGACTGGAAGTTCTAGTCCATGCGGCTTGCCTGTAACGGACGGCGGTGCCGTGTCTTCGTCTCCGTCCTCACTGTCGTCATCATCATCGTCATCATCATCGTCATCATCTTCGTCTTTTACGTCTTCCTGACCCAACTCGTCAGCCCATCGCAGGAAGGACTGAGAGGGCTTCTTTCGATGAGTTGGTACAAACTTTCCACGGTATGGGTCGAAGACTGCCTCAACGTCCCGACCAGTTTCAGGGTCTTTAGTTGTTTGGGTGGACACCCCTAGTAAAGGGGCTTCGACATTTTCGCCATTGTCAATGTACGCACTTCCTCTAATCCAGGCATTTAGAACGTCACTAGCTACCTGGTGCTTAATGACTGTCATTCCAGCCATGTGGTGCGGCGGTTGCTTCTTCTTCTTTTTGGCTTCTGCTTCACTGCTAGAAATCAAGTCAATCATATCGTCGTCGATGCGATTGGGTTTAGTTAAGTCGAAGTCATAGAAGCCGCCCTTATATGTATCTCGGGGTTGTAATTGCATATCCCTGGTTGCATCAGTGTGGTTGGGGAACACCATAACCTGGTCAATGCCTGGACCTTCTATTTCCGGCGTTTGCTTTGCAGCCTTGACAGTTTTGTCTTCGTTGGGGTCGTTGCAGTAGTCGTAGTCTTGTTCTTCGTCGTCAGTATCGGGCTTAGGCTTGCTGACTTTGACAGGGGCCTCAAGTTTCTTAAACAGTTTTTGGAAACCAACGTAAAGCTGCTTCTGGTTTGGCAAGGGCTTAATGGTGATTGTAGTGCCATTGCGTACGTTGAATACAATGTTATCCACCCAGTCTGGAAGGTGGGCATCGTCCAGGTTGTTCTTCTCTCTGGCCTCGGAAGCCGCAAGCATACCCTCGTTGTAACGCCATTCTAGGGCCTTCTTCCAGAACTTAGGAGGGAACTGAATAAGGAACTTCCAATCTTCATCGTCAAAGAGAATTGGTGGTTTCTCGATGTTGCCACCGAGTTTGGAAGCAAACGCACCTTCGTCGTCATCATCTTCGTCCCAATCAAAGGCTTCTTTGAAACTCTTTAGGGTATCTGTTCGAGCAAAGAAGTCGTTGAAGTCCAAAATTTGGTCTGCTACATTTATCTTTCCAATCATCGTAACGTATATATCTCTGAAATGAATAATTGCACACCATGTAAGAGCAATACGTTGTTTATAAATATGCCGACTAATAACGCCGTTGCCAACAAAAGCTGTACGGCGGTGTCAAACACTACTGAGGGTATTACTACTCAAGTAGACATTCCTATCCCAAGACGACCTAACCGTGAGTTGGTTAGAGAGCAAATCAAAGACTACGTTTTGCTCAATCTTGGGGCACCCGTCGTCAAGATAGAACTAGACCAACAAAACCTAGATGGGGCAGTTGACTTTGCTCTCCAGGTTTTTGAGGAATACTGTGGTCGAGAGTATTACACCTATTACACCTTCCTCACCGTGCCCGGCCAGTCGGTCTATAAAATGCCTGATGAAGTTGGCTTAATTCGCAACGTTTACTACAAGAAACAAGGAAACTTTGGTTTCCAAGGGTCTGACCTGGGTGGTGCGTTGCCTATCGAATACTTCTATCCGGGTGGCGCTTATGGCAGTACGCAGGGCGGTTTGATTGACCCTACACAGCCGATGTGGGGGAGAATGGGAGAGTGGGTACTATACAAGCAGTACGAGCAGATGTATACCCGTATTAGCAGCCAGATTGGTGGATGGGAATGGGTTGGCGGACTTGGTAATATCAAGCTCTACCCCATTCCTTGTCGGTCGGTATGGGTTAGTGTTCAATACTTGCAGAAGCATGCCGACTTCAAACAGGTCACGCAAGCTATGCAAGAGGGAGCTTTGTGCTTCGCTAAGATAATGCTAGGCCGCATCAGAAGCAAGTATCAGCAGCTACCGGGACCGGGCCAGGGTATGCAGCTAGACGGTCAGGCTTTGTTGCAGGAAGGCCGTGAGGAGAAGAAGGAGTGGGAAGAAAGATTGATTTATAGGTTCGGCGAGCCGCAACAACCAATCTTTATGGACTAAATAGGACTATGAGACATTTTAGGGCTTACTTGAATGAACAAAGGATGGGCGAATGGGTCTGCATGGCCCGTCTGCCTATGCTTACCGAAGCCGCCGAGGGCACTCGCTATAGTGTGGAGGTCAACTTCCGCACTACGCCCGATGAGTCCTTGGAAGCTTTTGCTAAGATAGCTCTAGGCTATGTTAGTGCCGGTCTAAAGCAGCATAATTTTCATGTCAAGCACGTTTACACCGAAAAACCAATTCGCATCTTAGTTTCCAGCCGCAACTGGGACGACGGGGAATGGGTAGTCTTAGTTTCTTGGAACCCTGAACATAAATGCTTTGTTTGTTCCAAAGGGTTTTACAACAAAGACAGGCGTACCGTATCCGTTCACTCCAGCGAGAAGTGTAATGCCGATAATGCGGCTGAAATAACCAAGCAAGTGTACAATTTAATGCATCACTTGAAAAGTCAGCCTGACCGCCACCAAGAGAAGCTAAAGCCTGTTCCTCTCAAGAGGGGGCCTAAGAGTTAAGTGGAGGCAAGCCTTCTTTGTTTGCCATTCTTCCTTCTTTATCACCGCCACAGCGCACGTAATGCTCAAATCCGCAAGTCACGGATTTGTTGTCAATCATCTTCTTAACATCAGGGTACTTGTTGACATAGAACTCCTCGTCAAAGCCTGGGTTAGAGAAATCACAGATGTCCTCCAGCAAGTAGTTGACGTTATAGTCAGACCAGTCTTGCAGTTGTCTAGTGAAGTAGCATATTACCGAACGTTTGATTAACGGGAATCCTTTTTCAAGCAGGAAAGGCACACAGAAGTTTGGCAGGCTGTGGCCGGATGAGATAGTGACCGGATATTGTGCCCACATGCGTACTTTTTTCTTCCGCAGGCAGTCACTCAAGCCTACCTCATAAGTGTTAATGACATCCTGCTTGCCGGTCCTAATGATGCCATGAGCATTGAAGTATTCCCGGACCGAGCCAGTGATTTTCTGTCTCCAGCCGAAGAAGTAAGACTGGACATGGGTGGATATTTGGGAGTTAGCGGTCAGGCCATAGTAGTCGAAGTTGTTCTTATCCGTCCACTGGAAAAAACTGTTTAGTCTTTTCACTGGTATGCAGGAGTCGTTGACTAACAAGATGTCGTCGTAAATCTGAATTTTTTCCGACTCTTCGTTAAGGCCACGATACCAGGCCCCAAAGTCCCATCCTTCGTTTGGATAGATGTGGAAGTTTATTCTGCGGTTCGAGAGGTAGGCTTGTGACTCGCTATTCAGCCTTCCTACCGCTAGTACGGTGACTTTAGCGTGGATGCTTAGTTCTTCGATGTAGACCTTGCGGAAGTTCTGCAATTCGCCGGTCGGCGAATACATGACAAAGAGACACAATTTCATTTCGATGCTCCGTTTCTTTCTATTTCTATTCTACACTATTCGTGCTCACTAGTAGAGTTTTGTTTTATTTTTTTGCAATGCCTAAATAAAGAGATGTATTACCACATTGGACAAGGCGGTCGCCGCTATTGGGGGGACAAGGGTGCAGGCATCCTGTTCACAGACGGGGCGAGCATTCTGTTGCTCAAACGTGCGACAGAGGGCGCAGCCGCAGACCACGGGGAAACCTGGGGCATCCCTGGGGGGAAAGCTGAAAAAGGCGAAATGCCTATCGAAACAGCGGTTAGAGAGACAAAGGAGGAGGCGGGCAACGTCGAGGGCACAAGGTTTGCGCAGTTTGATGAGAGAGACGGACGCCATGTGTTTACTGTCTTTTTGTACAAGGTAAGAACCCCCTTCGAGGTCAAACTGAGCGATGAACACACAGACTCAAAATGGATTGCCCTGTCCGACCTC